GAACCACCTAGAGGGTTCTTGTCCGTTAAGAAGTCAAAAAAAGGGCCTCTTAAGCAGATTGTTCCACAGTATCAAACGTTAAAGAATAACTATACTTTATTGTGGGATATGCCAAGTAACGAAGGTTACATAAATATTGTTGCAGTAATGCAGAAGTTTTTTGATCAAGCCATTAGTGGTAATTGGTCGTACAATCCAACTCATTTTGAGAACAATGAAGTTCCAATGAGTGTTATGTTACAAGATATGTTAAAAACATATAAGTATGGATGGAAAACATCATACTATCAGAACACTTATGATTTCAAGAGTGATCCGAGTGAAGAGGAAATTAAGACAGAGACAACAAACTCTTTTGAACCTCAAGTTGGTTTGCCTGATGGTAAGCCTTTAGAGGACGAAGAAGAGTGTGAAGCTTGTGCTATATAGGGAAGAGGAAGTAAACAGTGAGTAAGACAGTATTTAATAGAGAAAAAGTAGACTTTACAAAGAGCCATATGTTCTTTGGACCAGATCAAAACACACAAAGATATGATGTGTTTAAGTTCCCTGTGTTTGATAAATTGAATCAAACAATGCTAGGGTATTTTTGGAGACCTGAAGAAGTAAGTTTACAAAAAGACAGAAGTGATTATGCAAACTTCCGTCCAGAACAAAAGCATATTTTTACTGCTAACTTAAAATACCAAACACTATTAGATAGTGTACAAGGTAGAGGACCATGTTTAGCTTTCTTACCACACGTAAGTATTCCAGAGCTAGAAGGTTGTATTGTTACTTGGGACTTCTTTGAAACTATTCACTCACGTTCATATACACACATTATGAAGAACGTGTATGCAGACCCAACTGAAGTATTAGATACTATCTTAGATGATGATAAGATTATTGAACGTGCGATTAGTGTTACTAAAAACTATGATGCATTTACTGAAGCGGCAGACAATCATATACATCTTAAAAAAGGAACAATGCGAGATGTTAAGAAGAAACTATTCTTAGCAATGATGAACGTAAACATCTTAGAAGGACTACGTTTTTATGTTTCCTTTGCCTGCACATTTGCATTTGGTGAACTAAAACTTATGGAAGGTTCAGCAAAGATTATTAGTTTAATTGCTAGAGATGAATCACAACATCTAGCATTAAGTTTACACATTCTAAAGAATTGGATGCGTGGTGAAGACGATAAAGAGTTTGCCTCTATTGCAAAAGAGTGTGAAGCTGAAGTTTATGAAATGTGGAAGACTTGCGTTGAAGAAGAAAAGGCGTGGGCACATCATTTAATGAAAGACGGATCAATCATTGGACTTAATGAAAGACTATTAGGTAGCTATGTAGAGTTTATTGCTAACAAGAGATTAAAAGCATTAGGTTACAAACCAATCTTTGATACACCAACATCACAAAATCCGTTACCTTGGACACAGCATTGGTTGAGTTCATCAGGATTACAAGTAGCACCACAAGAAACAGAAGTCGAGTCGTATATTGTAGGTGGTATCAAACAAGACGTTAGTACAGACTCGCTTAAAGGATTTAAATTATAAATTATGAATGAAACGGAAACTAAGACAATGCCTACAGTCGTTTACTCCAAACCTAATTGTCCGTCTTGTGTAAAAGCAAAGATGTTATTAAAGAATAAAAACATTCCATTTACGGAATCAATCATTGGTAAAGATATTCAAGTTGAAACTCTAATGAAAGAGTTTGAAATGAACAACTTACCGATGCCAAGAACTGCTCCGCAGATTATCCTACACGGTAAGTATGTAGGAGGATATGAAAATTTACTCCAATACATTGACGATCATGGATTGGGTTACGGAGGACATTAATGTTAATTGAAACACCTTATAAAGTTGGAGATGTTGTTACTATTAAACTTACATCAGGCGAAGAGCTTGTTGGAAAGTTTGAAGCTAGTGACGACACACAGATTAAAATAAACAAACCACTTACACTAGTTGCTAGTGAAAAGGGTATTGGATTACAACAGTTCTTGTTTACTGCCGATATGGCAATATCATACAGTATTAAGCACAATGCTATCACTCTAGTTCATAAAACAAGAGGTGAGTTTGCAGAAGCATATACTAAACAAACAAGCAGTATTGTACAAGCACCAGCCGGCATGGCTGACCTAGTTCGCAAATAATCTTACATAAATATTAGTATGCACGAGTTTGTTATAAAAGACAAAGGCCAATTAGTCACGTACACAGAGTACGAAGCTATACCTAATGAGTTCGATCATGTAATTAAGTTCTTACCTGAAGTTCCACCAGAACCTCATACTGAAGAACAGCATGAAGAGATTGAACAATGGAATACAAAGTTGCAAGAACTAATGAAGAAGGAGAGATCATATGCCAGCAGTAACTAGAGTAGGTGACGCCGACGTTGCCCATTGTAGTGGAATGACAAGAGCAGTAGGCTCTCCGAATGTATTTGCTAACAACATTCCAGTTTCAAGACAAGGTGACGTTAACACAGGACATTTACTTCCCCCAGTACCATGTCCATCACATTCGGCACCAATTGCTTCAGGATCAGCAACAGTTAAAACCAATAACGTAGGAACGGGCAGGGTTGGAGACGCAATAGCAGGGTGTACTTCGGTTGCGGCAGGGGCACCTAACGTATTTGCCGGGTAATTTCGCCAATTACGGTACCTACAAGCCACAATTACTAACAATATATACAAAAACAAATAATTATTATAGAATATAGGAGAACAATTATGTCATCTATTCATGAACAGATCATAAGCGAATACGAAAATTACTTGAAAGAGTCAGAGTCTTTCGATACTAAAAACGTAAAAGCCTCGGCGGCAAGAGCACGTAAGGCTTTAGGTAACATTGGTAAACTTGCTAAAGATCGTAGAAAAGAAATCCAAGAAAAGAAAAATTCTTTATAGGATTTTTAAAGCTAATATGGGACGGGTCTTCATTGACTCTGTCCTATATTTGTATGCACATAATTATATAACAATTTCAATAAATACTCTAGTAGAAAAGTATTACTCTACAAACACAATCAAGGATAGAATAAGATAAGATATGAGTGAGAGAATAGTAGGCAAGCTAAAATGGTTTGATGCCAAAAAGGGTTACGGATTTATAAGTCCCAATGATGGTGGTCAAGATGTATTTGTACATATATCAGCCTTTGAAGCGGCACAAATAACAAACATCGCAAACAAGATGTTGCTAGAATTTGAACTTGTTGACAACCGAGGACGAATGATTGCAGGCAATCTAGTACGTCCTGATAACTTCAATAGATAATTAGATACTTTTAAAAGGTTTAGGCGTTCCGTCTGGGCTTAATACCAATTCACCAGTATCAGAGAACGCACCACACATACGACCGTTGGATCCTGGACCATAATATTTTACGGGTTTGATTTCTATAGCTTCGCCATCTCTAACAACTGTTCTTTTATAGTTCTCAGACTTGACTCCTCTTTGCTTTACTCCAGCCATGTTACTTTCCTAACTTCGCTTTCAAGGCCGCTCTCTTTTGTTCAGCAAGTGCCGCCTGGCGTATTTTTCTACCTAGTGGTAGACGTTGTATCATTTCGTACATTCCGCCTTTTTTGGCTTCCCATTCTACTCTGACTTGTTTGCTTTTGGTATTGCCTTGGAAGGCTTTGACTGCCTTTCTTAGGCTTGTTGATTCTTTGGTTTCTACATTCTCGCCGTCATAGAAAGTATATGTTCTCATTTTGGGCATGGTAAATCCTTTGACATTAGTTATGCCAGAAGAGTAATATATGCACTTAAATAGGTTAAATATAGGTGTAATTGATGACAGCAACGTATGTCACATGAACAGGACCCGGGGGCGGTACCCGGCGCCTCCACCATAAACACATTTACCGAGTGTGCTTATGATGGGGGCGAAATAGGATCGACTGGCTTGTTAAGGTTGAACGAGATTACCGGGATGTAAGCTCCGTTAACGCGAACAAACGTTATAGATGCAAACGATAATGCACTATCCAACGTAACTTTTGTAGATTTTTCTGCACCAGTTACTGCGGTGAATGAGGATTTTGCCCTAGCGGCATAATCACTCGGGGTTGGCAACTTACCTAGCAACAGAAAAGTTGCGCCTATTACTACATAGACTACGACTATAATAGCTTAGACTAAAAAATCAAATAAATATATCGCTAGGTGAGAAGGAGTAATTATAATGCCACCACGCAATCATAGAAATTGGTTAAAAGAACCGAACGTCGAATATATTAGTAGCGAGTGCTATAACAATCAAGACATACACGATCAAGAACAAGAACAAATCTTTAGTAAGGTTTGGATACCTATGTGTCATAAGAGTGAACTACCAAACGAGTTAGACTTTAGAACAACACAGATAGCAGGTGTAAATGTTATAGTGTACAACACAGGTAAAGTATTCAAAGCATATCGTAACTACGGTAGCTGGCCACCAGCAGGAACACTAGAAGCACCTATTGTAACTGTTGAACCGCAGTTGCATTTGGAAGTAAAGCACGGAGGTATGATATGGGTAACACTTAATCCTGATCCTGACCAAACTGTAGAACAATGGACGGCAGGTGCATTTGATTGTATTGCTGATGCTATTGATACAGAGGAACTAGAAGTGTTTCATTATCACAAAGCAATCATTCCTACCAACTATAAACTGTGGCATGATACCAACAGTGAATTCTATCATGACTTCATGCACTACTTTAATCGTATAACAGGATTCAACGATGAATACTTTGCTCGTAAGAATATTGCGTTCGATAATGGTCATGTGAATGTAAGTTCTTTTACTGTCAACTATACAGAGTTTGATAAAGATGGAGATAGGGGAGAGTTAAGTTTTCCTAACTTGCCACCCAACCAATGGTATATGGTAGACTTGTTCCCAGGCTTTAACTTTAACCTACGTGGTAGTGCTTATCGTTCAGATAGTGTTACTCCACTAGGACCTAATAGTGTACTAATTGAGTTTAGGGGCTATGGATTAAAGAAGGACACACCAGAAGAACGGCAAACACGTATTAGGCACCATAATACTATCTGGGGTCCTTTTGGCAGAAACTTGCATGAAGACTTGCTAGGTGTTACAGGACAGGGAGCATCAATGGCTCCAGGTACTGAACGTAGGAACATTTTACATGGTAGACACGAGAATTCAACTATACATGATGAAGTTGGTATGCGTCACTATTATGCAGAATGGGGCAAATACTTAGACGTAAACCCATCTAATCCATTGACATAACGGTTACGTTGTGTTATAATTAACTTGTTAATAATAATTAGAAGGAACTAGTATTATGACGGGTTTAGAAATTTGGGGTATTGTACTCCTAGTTGGTGGAATCATTCATCAAATAGATCCAAGTCTACTATCAGTTTGCATTTCTGGATGTAATTAATAGTAAGTGGGGGATTAGCTCAGCCGGGAGAGCGCCTGATTTGCATTCAGGAGGTCAGCGGTTCGATCCCGCTATCCTCCACCA